CATATCCATTGTCATTTGCATATTGTCTTTTAGCATTGCCATCCCGCCTTTCCTATATCAATTTTACTATTTATATGCTAAAAAAGCCAGTTCCTTTGCAGAACTGACTTTTTCAGTGCCCTTATATATAAAGCCTTTAACTACATTTTAATTTTCTATTCTAGACATCAATACTACCGTCTCAACGTGTGTATCTTTCTCCCACAAAAGTTCCTGTACTTCTTCTCCGTCTTTAAAGACAGGAAAGTTAAAGAAAATGGACTTTAATGGTACTTCTGATTCTTCATGGGTATATATCTGAATTTCCTTAACCAAGGAACAAACAAGGGCTTTTCGTTCTTCATCGGTGATTCTATCATACATCTTCTCGAAGTTAATCATCAGCTTGTAAACATTGTCCAACGTTATGGCATTCATTTCTACGGAACGGCGCTTCAGCTTTGCATCTTCGATCTTCTCTTCAAGTTCAACAATTATATCATACAGGCCATCTAATCGTATAGTCATATCATGCAGCTTTCTCTCCCTGTAACGAGTATCTTCAGATAAGGTATCAATTTCATTTTCTAAACGTGATTTGTTCAAATCAACCTCTCGGAGCTTGCTCTCGTAATTCTTAATCTCCCTATCAATAGTTGTTGTATCAATTTGAGTGCCTATTCTTGATTTAACTTCCTTAGCAAAGGTTTCATTACTGACCAATTCTTTGATTGCCTCAATAACAAGCGGCTCAATTTCTGTTTTTTTCAGCATTGCTTTATAAGTACAGCTTTTACCTCGCACATTGCGATTTCTACTGCATACATAATAATATATTTCTTTGTATGTGCCATCTTTATTTGTCCATGCGTGCTTATTGGTATACATCGGGGCACCACAAGCGGGGCATCTTAAAAGTCCTGTGAGCAAATGAGAACGCTCCTTGCCAACTCTTGACGGTTGCTTTATTCCTGTTTCTATTCTTTTTTCACGAACCTTGTTCCATAACTCCTCGCTGATGATAGCCTCATGCTGACCATCTGCTACAATGTATTCTTCCTGCCACGCTTGTCTGTATTGATTTTTTGTTCCTTTTACTTTTTCTTTTGCTCGTCTGCCAAAAGCAATTTTCCCACAATAAACAGGATTGTCTAAAATCTGCCTTACAAAACTTCCACTCCATTCGTTGAGTTTTCCATTTTGCCTTTGAATTTTCTTAATCCCTTGTAGATTGAGATATTGGGCAACACCACCATAACCCATTTCTGTATTAGCAAACTTATCGTATATGATACGGATAGTTTCAGCCTCTTCTTGCTGAATAAACAGGTTTTTATCCTTTAGATAGTAGCCATAAGGAGCAAACCCGCCGTTCCATCCTCCTTGCCTCGCTTTTTCCTTGCGACCATTCATGGTCTGCTCAATGATATTTTCTCTTTCAATCTCGGCAACGGCAGACAATACGGATATAAGTAGCTTTCCGCTTGCCTGTGATGAATCAATCCCTTCTTCAATGCAGATTAAGTTTATCCCATACGACTGGATAAACTCTAAAGAGTTCAAAATGTCGGCTGCATTCCTTCCGAACCGTGATAATTTATAGACCAAGATATAATCGATCTGCAAACCATTTTCTATGTCAGACAACATCTTCTTGAAGGCAGGCCTGCCCTCAATAGATTTTCCAGACTTCCCCGCATCCTCGTAGGTATCTATTATTATCATTTCTTCTCTGTCCGCAAAACGCCTTAAGTTAGTTATCTGTCCATCCAAGCTAAATCCGTCAACCTGCATCTCGGTACTGACGCGAGGATACAAAACACATTTCATTCCACTTCGATTCATACACAAAACCTCCAGTAAGTTAAGTAAATGAAAAACATCTATGTAATGTTGTAAATGGTAAAATAAACTGCACAGTTTTTCGCCAATAGGAATACACACTTTCTCGCCACAAAGTGCACACAAATTCGCCAATAAATGCTCAGCATCCGTTTCTCTGGTAGAATGAAGCTTGGGAAATGGAGGCGGCAAGAAATGAAGGGATACAGTGTGTACAGCCGGATACAGCAACTCAAAGAAAAAGGATTCAGGAAAGCGGCGGTGGCGAAACAGCTTAATATCAACCGCCGGACAGTGAACCGGTATTGGGGAATAAAAGCGGACGAATTCGAAAATAATTTCTCAAATATCTGCAAGACAAAAACATTGGCTGAATACGAGAATACGATACTCAAGTGGCTGAATAACTACCCGTCCATGAGTTCAGCGCAGGTCTGCGACTGGCTAAAGGAGCATTACAACGCCGATATCAGCGAAAGGACGGTAAGCCGATATGTCAAAGGCCTCCGGCAGGATTACGGCATAAAGAAAGTTTCCGACCCGAGGGAGTACGAAGCGGTGCCGGAACTGCCGATGGGACAGCAGCTGCAGGCAGACTTCGGCGAGAAATGGATGCGGGACATAGACGGGAACCGCGTGAAGGTATATGTTGCGGCTTTTGTTCTGTCCCATTCGCGGTACAAGTACGCCGAGGCGCAGTCAAAGCCATTCAGGGCAGCCGACCTTGTCCGGGCATGTCATCGCTGCTTCAGGTACATGGGCGGTATGCCCCATGAGATGGTTTTCGATCAGGACAGCCTCGTATGCGTTTCAGAAAACAGCGGAGACATTATCCATACATACGAATTCGAGAAACTCAGGCAGGAATGTCGGTTAAGTATATATTTGTGCCGCGGTGCGGACCCTGAAAGCAAAGGAAAAATTGAAAGCGTCGTAAAATATGTAAAGGGGAATTTCCTTGAACACCGAATATACGTTGACGACTGTATACTCAACGGCAGCCTTCTAGACTGGCTGGACAGGACCGGAAATGCCAAGATCCACGGCACGACAAAGCGGGTTCCCGCCGAGGTTTTCCGGGAAGAGAGAGACTATCTGCGTCCGCTTGCGGTAATTCCGGAAAACAAAATGGCTGTGGTTACGAGGACTGTCCGAAAGGACAATACCGTTGTCTATGGCAGTAACCGGTATACCGTTCCCCTTGGAACATATGCGGATAATCCGGAAGTGCACGTAGAAGAAAGGCATGGAACGCTGTACATACAGACGGTTTTCAGCGAGGCGATCTGCGAGCACAGGGTATCTACAGGAAAAGGGATGCTCGTACAAAACAGCAACCATCTGAGGGACCGCACAAGCAGCCTCGACAGGGTACAGGATGCACTGGACGAACTGTTGAACCGGAAAGCCACCGAATTCCTTCAGTTACTCAGGGCCGAGAAGTCACGTTATGCGAGGGATCAGTTCAGGCTGATACAGACGCTGCACGATAAATACGGGCTTGATTCCGTGCTTGACGCCATAGCTTTCTGTAAGGGTAGCCGTCTCTTCAGCGCCAACTATATGAAAGATTACCTTGAGAATTCCGCAGTTCCCATTGCTGTGGCAAGCATCCCGGCGATACCGGTAAGCGACAAGAAGTATCATGTCACGACTGAGAAGCGCCCGATCGAGGTGTATGTAAAGGCGGGTACGGGCAGATGAATACAGTTCTTGACCGTGTATTGCTGCTTCTCGGAAACCTTCACATACCGCCGATAGACTTTGAATCTGTTTATTCCGGCAGAAATGACCTGACGCCTCTTGAAAGCATTGAACTATTTCTACTTGAACAGCAACGGCTCCGTACCGAAAAGCAGGGAGTCCTAAGGAAGAAACGGGCAAACCTCCCCGCTGAGAAAAACCTATCAGCCTTCGACTTCGGGTTTCAGCGAAGCGTTTCCAAGGAACAAATGCTGCGCCTGAGTGATATGACCTGGGTAGAGCAGGCATTCAACGTGTGCTTCCTCGGCCCGCCCGGCGTCGGCAAGACCCACTTGGCACTAGCATTATCCGTCAGGGCGCTTGATTTGGGATACACCGTTGTTTTCGAGACTTTGGATAACCTAATGAAGTATTTGAAAACTGAAGAGATCTCGGGGACCAGCAAACATAGGATGAGGTATATTCGCAAGGCAGCACTTGTGGTCGTGGACGAGGTCGGATTTATGCCTTTATCGCCGGGAGAAGCAAATCTGCTCTTCGGTTTCGTTTCCTCCATGTCCGAAAGAACGTCCCTGATCATTACCTCAAACAAGGGCTTTGATGAATGGGCTGATTTCCTGGGTGATGCGACGATTACTACAGCCATCCTCGACAGGCTCATCCATCACTGCGAGATCATTAATATGACCGGCAACAGCTATCGCCTCGAACACAGAAAATCTATTACTTAATATTCTGTGCACTTTGTGGCGAATATTAGTGCATTTGTATTGACCGCTTACAGATGTAATACCCGCTTTACCTCAAGTCAATTTTCATGAGGACCGAAATGAAAAACGCGTCGCAGTCTATGCCCGCGTTTCGACAGATGATCCAAGGCAGACCTCGTCATACGAACTGCAAAAAAACCATTACATGGATGTAGTAAGCCGTCACCCGGGATGGAAACTGTTTAAAATTTACGCTGACGAAGGTATATCAGGAACCTCTCTTCAGCACCGGGACGCGTTCATAAATATGATCGCCGATTGCCATGCCGGAAAAATTGACCTGATTGTTACAAAAAGCGTGTCTCGCTTTGCCCGCAATGTTCTGGACTGCATCGGTTATGTTCGGGAACTAGCCGCACTAAAGCCGCCGGTCGGGATTTTCTTTGAGACAGAAAATCTCTTTACGCTGAATAACGGCTGTGAAATGAGCTTGGCTTTTATGGCAACATTAGCCCAAGAGGAAAGCCATAATAAAAGTGAAATCATGAACGCATCAATAGAAATGCGCTTTCACCGAGGCATATTTCTTACGCCGCCCCTGTTGGGTTATGACCAGGATGAGGACGGAGATCTTGTTATTAACGAAGAAGAAGCCAAAACAGTACGGCTTATTTTTTTCATGTATTTATATGGATACACATGCCAGCAAATCGCCGAGACTTTGACCAGCTTAGGCAGAAGAACAAAAAAAGACAATACTAGATGGTCACACAATTCGGTGCTGCAAATTTTACAAAACGAAAGGCACTGCGGAGATGTGCTGGCCCGAAAGACTTGGACGCCGAACTATCTTGATCATAAATCAAGAAAAAACCGCCAGGACAGAAATCAATACCGCCATAACAATCATCATGAGGCGATTATATTAAGGGATGACTTTATTGCGGTCCAACGTCTGATCAGCAATGCAAAATACGGCAATAAAGGAATTCTACCGGAACTCCGTGTTATCGAGGATGGCGCGCTGAAAGGGTTTGTCTCCGTTAATCCACGATGGGCCGGCTTCAAGGAAGACGATTATAGGTCCGCATCAGAAAGTGTCTATGATGAGGGCGAAAGGTCTTGTTTGAAGTCGCTTGAATTTGAGGCCAGATCAGGCGATTTCGACCTCAGGGGATATGAAATTGCGCGGTCGCAGTTTTTTGATACGGCAAGAAAACTGTGCGTCACTTTTACAGACAACTGTATTTTCTTCAGTACAGAGTGTGTACGGAAGTTCGGTAAGATTCTATTCGTGGAAATGCTGATTCACCCCAGTGAGCACTTATTTGCTGTACGTCCCTGCTCCAAGGAGAACAGGAACGCGGTCCAATGGGCTAAATCAATTAATGGCCAGTATTATCCGCGTGATGTACGCGGCGCCGCTTTCGTGCCGACCTTGTACCGTATTTTTGGGTGGAAACAAAACTGCAGATACCGTGTTCGTGGCATCCGCCGACAAAAGGACGACGAAACCGTTGTTGTATTTGATATGAGGGAAACGGAAATATTTATTCCTTCCGGTGTTCTTACACCAGATGAAGAAGAGGAAGCTGAATCGCCAAAAGAACGTCTGCCCGAAGGGGTTGAACCCTTTACAGATGGAACAAAGAGAAACGTGCTTGCCTATCCCGCTGAATGGGCAAGCGGCTTCGGGAGCAATTATTATAGACACACTCATGCACGAGAACTGGCAGCGTTTGACCGGGATGGGATGTGGGATGTCCAGCGCGAAGGCACCCTTGTCGTCAAATCACCGCAGTTACAAGTGACAAGCATAGATGAAATCGATATCAATATAAGGGAAATAATCGGCGGAATGAAACAGGAGGCTCCGAATGACTGACGATTTTTCGGTCCTAGCACCGCCGGGAAATGAGGCGGCAGAAGCGCGCAGAGTACCACGACCCACGATCAATTTGGAAGTAGTACAGGACGATTCTTTCAGTTATAACGGTTATCAGGTTGTCCGTGGCGAGTTTTTTGCGCATATGTACGAGCCGTCCATAACCTTTAACAAAAGCAAGGTATATGTTAATGCGGCCTGTGTCAACAAACTACTTGATGTTGATTATGTTCAGATACTGGTGAATCAGGATGAAAAAAAGTTGGCTGTAAGGCCTTGCGGAGAGGACGAAAAAGATTCATTTCTATGGTGTATTGAAAGCGGTGACAGGCGGAGGCCGAAACAGATAACCTGCCGGGTGTTCTTTGCAAAAGTTGTTAAGTTGATGAATTGGAACCCTGATTACCGGTACAAGATGCTCGGCAAGCTGATTCGGTCCAGCGGAGAGTATCTTTTTGTGTTTGACCTTACGGCACCTGAAATTTACCAGAGGATCATGAGCGAAGGTATTAAACCGACAACATCCCGTACACCGGTATTCCCGGCAGAGTGGCAGAACCAGTTCGGCCTGCCCATCGAAGACCACAGGAAGTCCCTTCAAGTCAATATTTTTGATGGGTATGTGATATTCGGTATCAAAGATTCTCCTTTAAGTGCTGAAATTACTGATGTAAGGAGAACTGAAGGAGAACGGGGGTCAACACTAGAATGAAGGACGCCGTGACATCAAAGCCAGCCATATTGATTGATCTTAAAAAATACCGCATTCGTATACATAAGAACACTCTATACTTACTTGGTAATCCTGAGTACATTATGTTTCTCGTCAATCCTTCTGACCGGATTATTGCAATTCGCTGTGGTACAAAATCTGATCGTTATGCCCATCGAATTAACTGGGAATCAATCACTAATCGAAAGTCCTACGAACTATATAGTTCTATTTTCGTTCAGGCATTGAAAAAAATCTGCGCCGAGTGGCAGGGCACACGGTCATACAGAATCTATGGGGAAATCATACCTAATGTGGGAATTGCTCAATTCCGGATGAGCGATTCTATAGCGATAGATGAGTCTCAAGTCATGGATTGAGGATCGTAATGAGTGAACAGAAATGCTACGTATTGAAGATCGATCCAGAGTTTAAAAATCTGATACCGCCATTAACCGCAGACGAATACCAGCAGTTGGAACAGAACTTGATTAATGAAGGATGCCGTGAACCGATAAGCATCTGGAACGGATATATACTTGACGGTCATAATCGATATGAAATCTGTACAAAAAGAGACATTCCGTTTCAACTCTGCTGTGTTGACATTCAGTGCCGTGAGGAAGCAATATCGTGGATATGTGCCAACCAATTAGGCCGGAGGAACATATCACTCGAAACCCGGAAATACCTTATTGGCAAGAGATACGAGTCGGAAAAGATAATGGGAACGCCAAATGCGATCGGGAGCAATCAATATGCCCGAAAAGTGGATGGGCCCAAAATGTGGGACCATCCACTTTCAGACGGTGCAGCAATAAAGACAGCATCGCGGTTAGGGAATGAATATCACATTTCACACGCCACGGTCAGTAAATACGGCGTTTATTCTCAGGCGCTGGATGTACTCGCAAAGAGTGAACCTGATATTGTCCCGAGAATACTTTCGGGACAAGTTAAAATTTCGCATGAAAATGTTGTAGAACTTTCTAAACTGTCGGGTACTGATGCTAAGCAACTGGTCCAGAAGTTATCCGATGAAGATGCCGATTTTGTCGGCTATTCAGGAACACGAAATGAACTGCTATGGGCTTCAGTCGGAAGACAGGTTAAGCGGCAAATACAGACTGCGTCGTTTTCAACAGGATCGATAAAGGATATGCCGGTATATGATCCGGATGCGGAGATATCAAGCCTCGTTTTAACAATTCCGTCATGGGTCAGTTCGATTGACCGGACGCGGCGCGCTGCTGACTTGAATGTTGTCTCAAGTAACGCACGCAGTCAATTATTGAAGCAGCTGACCGACCTGAAAAAAACCATTGAGGGTATGCTGGCTGCCATCAGGGAGGATAAGGATAATGGATGATCTACAGAGTTTTGTGCCTGATGTTCATTTTGAACAGATACCGATAAAAAACCTGGTATCCAATCAGGAGTACCAGCGTAACCTGTCGATAGCCCACGTACAGCGGGCTACCGAAAATTTTGACCTGTATCAAGTCAACCCAGTGAAAGTCAGCAGGCGCGGTGGCATTAATTACGTTTTCAACGGCCAGCATACGATCGAAATTATAGCACTAATTTCTGGTTCTCGGGAGACACCGGTGTGGTGTATGATCTACGATGATCTGGACTATGCTCAGGAAGCTGACATTTTTGCAAATCAGATGAAATATGTGAAGCCGCTTCTTCCCTTTGAAATATTCATGGCAAATATTGAGGCGGGAAACGATAAGCAACTGATAATAAAGGATTTGGTTGAGTCCTATAATCTGACTATTACATCAGGAAAGGCGCCGGGTGGGATTTGTGCTATTTCGACGCTTGAGAACATATATGACAAGTACGGATTCCATACTTTGGATCGTGTGCTCCGGCTTTGCATCGGAACATGGGAAGGTGATCCCAACTCGCTGAATGCAAATATGCTCAATGGTATTACATATCTGGTAGCTGCATATGGGGACAGCATAAAGGACGATGTCTTCAAAGAAAAGGTTGGTCGGTTTTCTCCCAAAGAGATTAGCAAAACAGCCAAAGATCGCAAACTGGGCTCAATTGGCTATGCGGAGGCGATGCTTATTATTTATAACAAAAAAATGCACGCACCATTAAAGTGGGAAAATCTATATTCGAAGAAGTCTCGCAGGGAGCTCGTAAATATAAAGTTTGATGAACCTGGCGAATCGTAATTTTATGAATTACATTTGCTCTATTAATGATGTTAAACAAAATGAAAATATGCCCACCAAAGCACCTGTGAAAAGGTCTTTGATGGGCATAATCAATTTTACACGATATTTCTGCTTTGTCCGTTCCCCATTGGGTTGAGGATATCTTCTAAAATTTGCGCGGCTTTCTCCTCCGAAGAGCGGATTACATGCGAGTAGACTACCCCGGTGACTGCGGTCGACGCATGACCTGCCCTGAAGGCAACAGTCCTTAAGGGGACTCCAGCTGCTATTTGGAGCGTTATATTGGTATGACGCAGGGAATGAATTGATATCTGAGGCAGGTCGGTTCTCGAAACGAAGTTACTAAAATATTGCGTGACACTATCGGGATGCAGAGGGGTACCGTCAGCTTTTGTGAAAATGCGGTCGGTATCCTCCCAACGGTCACCAGCTTTGAACCGATACTCAAGCTGCCACACCCTATATTCCTGCAAAAGGTCAAATGCTTGTGAGGGAAGCTTGATTGTACGATCTGATGTTTTCGTTTTTGTTTCCTTTGTGAAAATGCCTTTGTTGGGTACATACTGAGAAGACCGCCGAACAGAAATCATGTTGTTGTCCCAGTCAATATCCTTCCACTCAAGACCGCAAAGCTCACCTCTTCGAAGTCCGCTATAAATGAACAGTTTGATCATCGTTTTATGCATGACGGATTCTTTCTCCAGTAGCTGGAGCAGCTTCAGCGTCTGCTTTTCATCGAGATATTTAGCTTCAGCCCTGGCAACCTTGGGTGGTTTGACGCGGGAAGCCGGGTTTGAGGGGATGACCTGCCAATAAACTGCTTGCGTCAAAATCGTACTGACAAGCCTAAAATGATGCGTTATCGTCTTGTTTGTGATACCCTGTAATGGTTTGGACGGTTCAAAAGCCTTATCAAAATTGTAACCGAGCACATCACACACAGTTTGTGCGGTGGGCTCGGCTACAGGTACTCTGTTAAAGATATTATATATAGTATTGATGTGCTTTCCGGTTTCTCGGGAGAGCCACTCTCTTGTCCAACCGTTTTTCTCGAAATCGGCAAAGAAGGCTTGTGTTGCGATAAAAGCTATGCCTCTTCGGTTTTTGTCCCCGCTTAGGCTGGAGTTGAGCTCAACGATATGGTGCGGCTGTAGTTTATCCAGCTTGATGTGGCCGACCTCTGGCAGGATGCGCTTTAGCATGGCTTTATATCTGGAGAGAGTCTTCGGCGCGAGATTTGGTTCAGCGTAGTCACGAAGCCAACGCTCTGAAAAATCGGCGAAGGTGACACCGCCGTCCAGAACCTGACCCGACATAACCTTTTTCTCAAACACAACCGCCTGTTCGTTGACAGCCTTTTCAATCTGCTTTTGTGTCATGCCCGGCTCAGGTTTGTACGTCATGGTTTTTCGTATTTGCTTACCCGTGGAATCATACCCTGTACTGACCATTATGAAGTACTTTCCGTTTCTTTCGGTGATTGATGCCATAATAAAACCTCCTTCTGGTAGTACAGATGTTACCTCTGAAGTGCTGCAATAGCAAGTTATATAGCCAGAAACACCTTGAAAAACAAGGGTTTATTACAACTTCCTGAGTGGGTTTTTATACCCCGGCAGGACATCCTCCGGGCGCGTTCCCTTTAAGAACTCGAACAAAACATCTAAATCAATTAGATACTTTTTTCCGACTTTAACACACGGTATCTGACCGGATACGACCATTCGCCGGAGCGCATTTGGCGTGACCGCAGTCTCGGTGTCCATATCTTTAATGTGTTTGTAGGTTTCTGTGAGCGTTCTGAGTCTGGACATATTAGCTTCCTCCGTTAAATAAAGATAATCGAATTGACGAATTAAAAAATAGATGGTATATTAAAAACAAAGAAACAAAGAAATATGAATAAATGAGAAATAGGTGCATATACTAAAGGGAGGGAATATCAGTGTCAAGAGTTGCTTCAAGAGGTAAAACAAGAATGGAGCGCAAGATTATAAGCGTATCTATGAAGCGTCAAATTACGATACCGCAGAAGTATTTTGAAAATTTGGGCTTTGATAACGAAGCGGAATGCATTTTACAGCACGGCGGCATTTTCATAAGGCCGATTCGCGAGACGAGAACCGGCGAGTTTTCCGAGCAGATACTTGCCGACCTTATTGCACAGGGGTTGTCCGGGCAGGAGCTGCTGGATAGTTTTAAGGAGCAAAGCAAAAAGGTACGACCCGCCGTTCAAAAGCTGATTGATGAAGCCGACAGCTTTGCCAAGAGCGGCAAGGGCAAAATATCACTGGACGAACTGCTCGGCTCGGGGGACTAGGATATGTACGAGCTTCGTTATATGAAGCCTGCTGAAAGATTCTTTAAGAAGTTGAAGGAAAAAGGACTTAAAGACAGTTTTCGGGACGCGCTTGGAAAAATCGCAGCTGACCCGTACATCGGTGATTTGAAAACAGGAGACCTCACAGGAATTTACTGTTTGGACGTCTTTTACAATAAAACGAATTACGAAATAGCTTATCGCATTTATGAAGAAGATGGCCAGCTTGTCGTTGTTATCCTAGCCGGCACAAGAGAAAATTTCTACGACGAACTTAAGCGTTATATGAATGGCTGAACAGAAACCGTCACAAAAAAGTGGCGGTTTTCACTTTTCCAAGCTGTCAGCATACCGCTTATTAATAATTGCCGCCTTAAGGGTGCTCTGCCGGACACCGAGGCTGTTAATGCCATCACCCTTGATGGCACCGGCTTTTACGAGGGCAGCGGCGTCATCCTTCCAGTAAGTCGGTACGTCATCAAGTGTCTTGTAAAACGGATCGTTCTGATCTTGCCAAGCGTTCATGAGTTTGTTAAACGTGTCCTGTGTCATGTTTTCATCCTCCGATTCATTTAATGCGATTTTTACTGCTTTGCGGAAGGTGCCCATGTTTTCACCGTGCCGGGGGAACCAGTGCATCACATCAGCATGATTTGAAGCAATATTCAATATATAACCTTCACTGTGACAGATGATGTCCTGCTCGGTCAGACCATAGAGTTTGCAAAGATAAACACATAGCTCTACGGCGTTTTTCCAGACTGTTCGGAAATAAGGTTCCTGAGCGTGAACGTCATAACCGGTCATGGTGTTGTTGACATACTTGAAGCCGGCAGGCTCGCAGATCTCAAAGCTGATATGCGTATTATTCGCTGCACCGCCGCAATGCCACCCCCGATGATCCCACGGTAGGCATTGAAGTACACCCGAGTCATCAACAAAGGCATGGACACAGACCTGGGTGCTCATTTCACCAGCCCTATACGACTTGTTCCATGCTCTGAATAAAGCTTCAGCCATAACGCCGGGCGTCGCGGTGCTGTGTACCATAATGCCGGACGGAGTTATCTTCCGCCCGGCATTATAGCAATCATTTCGGGTCATGTATCTCGTTGTCAGCTTCATGATTCACCATCCTTACACTTGAGCTGTGTCAGGACATCCTTCAGTTTCTGAGGGATGGGAAGCCCCAGGCAGCCGGCGTTCTCAATAATGCTGATGCCCTCGTTGGAGATATAAAAGAAGATGACGGCGGTTCTGAGAACGCTGCCGTCACCGATGATCTGCCGGTCAACCACGTTGCCGACACCGACCAGTAGAAAAATGAGCACCTTTTTAAAGATGCCCTTAAACCCAACTTCACTGGAAAGCTTCTTATTCGCCACAGCGACCATCAAACCGGTTATGTAGTCAACGACCACAAATGCGATCAGCGCGTAAAAAAAGCCATCGAGACCTCCGAAAAACCACCCGAGCCAGCCACCCAGAGCAGCAAAGGCCGCCTGTATCACCTGCCATGTTTTCATTTATTTATCCTCCCGTGTTTTAATTTATCTTGACCAGATGCTCTTGTCCGCCACCACCTTAATAAGGTCGGCGAATCTCTGCTT